TTAAAAGAACATGGTTGAAATCAATTGCCGCAACGTCTACAGCAATTCTGTTATAGATCGTTGCGACAATAGTGCGTGCATTGTTTATTCTGGTGAAGGATTTATCCAAACGCCTACCGGATCCAACTCCGTAATCGAAATTCGTAGGATCCCGGCCTACGAAGGCATTCCAACTTTTCCTCAGCCTTTCAACAAAAGTAGGCATTCAGAATCACCTCCATAGGATTTTAGTTAACGATTTCTGTTTTCGGCAGCTTCATTAACCGCATTTAAGGCGTCCCAATATGCTCTCTGAGCTTCCTCGGAACCGGGGCCGTAATACGCAATAGCATCTTTATATGCTTCTATTTCAGGCGCAGCCTTTCTCATGGCATTATTCGCCGCAGCAGGACGAATATTGTGGTCACCCTGAATAATGTTCCTGAACATATTATCAACGCTTCTGCTCATCTTCTGGTAATCGCCCTGGAACTGTCTATCCAGATTCTGCATATTACTTTCAGCTCTAGCAGCACCGGCGCTATCACCTCTCAGGTTAGCAACATTTCGGTTATACTCTTCATCCATGTAAGAAAGCCTAGCATCGCCCATACGATTACCGGTCTGATTCGCATTATTGCTACTAGCAGTGGCATTCGCGAGCCGACGATTAAGTCTACGCTGTTCTTCCGCTTCGCCACCGGCAGGAACATATCTACGATTGGTGTTGATTTCACCGTTGTAGTTATGTTTTTCTTCCTGCTGATTATTCTCATTTCTTTCAGCAGCTCTAGCAGCACTTCTCTGCTCTCTGGAAAGATTTGCCAGCCTTTCAGCAGTACGAGCAGCACTTCTCTGCTCTCTGGAAAGCTGTTCTCTTCCGGAAGGAGTAAGGTTCATCGCAGCATCACGAGCTTCCTTAACAACGTTCTCCGCTGCAGTACTAACTCTATCTGCGGCTCTCTTAGCGCCCTTGGTACCTTCGCCGTAGATGTCAACAGCCTTATCAAAGGCGTCTCTTGCCGTATTATAGGCTTTCTCTGCAACGCCAAGAGGAGTCCTGTCATAATCGTGCTGAGTTCTCTCTGCAGCGTAATCAGCCTGCCTTGAAGGGGTATTCCTACGAGCTCTAGCAGCTGCATCCCTACGTGTCCGTTCGTCGTAACCAAGGAAATCCTTAGCAGTATTTGTTACATCTCTAACAGCATCATTTACTGCACGAGAAGCAGCCTTTGTAGCACGATCCTTGAGATTCGAAGCGGCGGATGTCACTTTCTCAGCTCTTCCAAGAATCGTACGATCGTAATCATACTGAGTTCTCTCTGCAGCGTAATCAGCCTGCCGTGAAGGTGTGTTTACACGTGCCCTAGCAGCGGCATCTCTACGAGTTCTCTCATCGAAACCAACAGCATCTCTTACCGCATTAGCAGCAGAACGCCCGGCGTTTCTTACCGCACGGTTTGCACTTTTAGCAGCGCTAACAGCTCTCTCATCAAGATCCGTGCTATCAAGAACTCTACGGGCTGCACCACTTACAGCGTTCCTAGCGTTTTCGGCTCTTCCGAGAAAGGTTCTATCATAGTCACGCTGTGCTCTTTCAGCAGCATAATCCGCCTGTCTTGAAGGAGTATTTTTACGAGCTCTTGCCGAAGCATCTCTACGTTCTCTCTCGTCATATCCGACAAAATCACGGACATTATTTGCAGCAGAACGACTTGCATTTCTAGCTGCCGCTCCTGCATTTCTTACCGCACGATTAGCACTTCTAGCTACACCTTCAGCATTTCTTCTAACGCTACTGGCTGCAGAACGAGCTGCATTTCTCGCATTCTCGGCTCTTCCAAGAATAGTTCTGTTATAATCTCTTTGAGTTCTTTCAGCAGCGTAATCCGCCTGCCTTGAAGGTGTGCTCCTACGAGCTCTAGCAGCTGCATCTCTGCGCTCTCTTTCATCAAAACCGATTACATCTCTTGCCTTATTAACTGCTGCACGGCCGGTATCTCTAATTGCTTCGCCTGCTTCCTTTGCAGCTTCTGTAAGTTTTTCATCAATGTCTGTCTTATCAAGCAGACTATTTACCGCATTCTTCGCGGCATCAACACCCCATCTCCACTTATTACGAAGATAATATGCATGATTGTATTCGGAGGTGTTCTTTCCGCCAGGGAATTTAAAATTACCGTAAGCGGAGGCATGTTCCAGATGATTTTCGGAGTATGATCTAAAATCATTGTTTGAATACATGTCAATCATCCTTTCTAAAATTCTGATATAGATTAATCGAGGAGGTATCTTGTGTGAATGATGGTTACTCGAACGCGTCTTTATTTAATTTGTAGGCAATAAATGCGTCCATTGTTGCAGCTACAGCATCGATCTTGGATTCATAGTCCTTTTTCATCAGTTTCTTATTCCCATTGGTGTCCTCGATGACAATACAGTTTCCCATGGTGTATTCCATAAGGCGCTCGTCAAATAAGAGCATTCGTTCTTCTGCAAGTTTCTTAAGTTCTGTAAGTGGAACGGATTCTGTCTTGGCCCCTTGGATTACTTTCTCCACGCCGAACTCGCCATTTTCTCTGCACCAACGTTCTACAAATTCTCTTGCATTATATGGGTCGAAACCGAAAGATCTGACATCGTATTCGCGTTCCTGAATTACTCTGTCCAAATCGTCATATACATCATTCATATCCAGGATCGTTCCGTCTAATACGAATAGCGATCCCTCATTTATAAACTCTTCATATTTTGTTCTCATTGCGATGGGTAATTTAGATAGTGTGAAGTCGGTAATATAGTTCACTGTTTTTATACCGAATCTTCCTCCAGGCATTGGGAATACAAAAGAAAAAGAGCAGAAGTCTCCTCCTCGAGATAGATCTGCTCCAAGTGAACACGGCATTTTCCAAAAGTCTTGCTTTTTATGGGGAATTGTTTCTTCATATGTGAAGAAGTATGTGTATCCCTCGCATGGTATGCCGAATCGTTTAGCTAAAATATCGTTTCGTGATGCCGGGGCATTCTCAGCTCTCTCAACATCCTTTTGATATGTTTCGTACGTTACTGTCTTTCCGATGTTAGGTTGTGCTTTTATCCACATTTCGGGATTGCCAACCTCGTCAATGTCATCGAGTTTATACCACCAAATAGAATAATGTGGAGCGTAATAGTCTCCTTTTAGGATACTCATCAGTTCCATTTTGATCGTATCGCCCGCACCGTTTCTAACAGTACCTTCAGAACTGGTTGCAATGATAAGGTAATCGTCCAACCCTCCCTTAGCAGCACCTTGTTCCAACGCACCTATCGGATCCTCTCTAAGTTCTCCCGAAAGCCATTCATCCACTGTTGACACTTTGACCCTAAGACCCTGCAATTTATCAATTGACAAAGGTCGTATCTCCAGTAATGATCCGGTTAGAAAGTTTTCGATTCCTTTCTTTGTAGAACATAGTTTTTGCCTATTGGCTCTGGCTCCTGTGGTGTTTTGTAATGATCCTTCTGTTAGAAATTTAAACAACGGTCCTTTGGCTCTAACAATCGACGTTCTTATTGGTGATAAAACTTCTTCTGACTGTTTCATTGTCGGAGCAGTAGTAACTTGGTGAGTTGTAGATGGATCTATATTTAGGAAATAGCTTTGTACACAACTCTCGTACATGGATTTAGCGCCACCTCTTGCAACAATTAAGTACTGCTTATTACGCAGGCGCTGCTTTATCCTTTTTCGAACATATCTTCCACCGGGTCCATCTTTGTACGGAACATATACGCTTCTGTCTACAAATTTGTACCAGCCAAAGATATCTTCAGCCCATAATTTAAAAGAATCCAATAGATGTAAATCTGATCCGTCGGTAAGCGTTAATTCATTCTCACAATACTTAATCCACTTCTCAACAGGAACCGGATCGTAGTAATATCTCGGATCTTTAATCAAATCATCTATCAGATTCATCTGCATGGAGATTTCTTTGCAAACCGGGAGTTCACCTCGAAGAACCGCATCACGAAACTGTCCGTAATAAAACGGAGTTGCAGTATTCGATAGCATTATTTATCTTCCTCTAATTTGTCAATCCTATCAGAAAGAGATTCAAACTCCTTCCGAAGAGCCTTGATATCTTTTTTAGATACCCCGCCATTGTCTCCATTAGAATTGTTACTTTGGTTCCCTGAGTTATCCTCGAGAGAATCTAAAATACTAATACGATTGTTGACCGCTTTCTTAGCCAGATCTAATTCGGAAGGCGTCATGTTATAAAGATTCCGCTTAATAGCGTCGTTATCTTTAATAATCGCGTTGATTACTTGTTCTCTTTCCTTTTTAGCAGCCTTTTCTGCAATCTGTCGCTTAGTTTCATTGAAATCATTGCCAATAATCGGAAGCGGATCGTTACCATTCATAGTGTTATAAATCTTAGCAAAAGCGTTCCATGCATTGGATCCTTGCTCCGTCCAGTTCTTGGCACGTGTGATATTACTCATCACGGAATCAATCTTATCGGCAGCGGTCTTAACGTTATTTGCACTATCAACTCTCTTAGACAGATCATATCTGCCAAGAAGTTCATTTACCTCAGCATTAGAAAGCTCCTGGAAATGTTCTCTTGCATACTGTGCATTACCGCTCTTAATAGCAGTTTCACGTTCTTTCTGGTAAGCGGCCCTAGCACTTTCTTCTTTGGCTGCCTCCCATGCCTGATGCCTTGTTTTTAGCTTTTTAACGGATTGTTTGACATCTTTAGCCGCTTTCTTGGCAACGGGCTCCACACTGTCAATAGCTTTCTGAGCTTTTTTCAGCGCTTTCTGAGAAGCCGTGGAGAGAGATTTCTGCCATCCCGCTTTTTTCTCAGAAGCATTATGAGCACCGGCCTTCAAAGGATAAGGCGGACCATTTGTAATGCCCCATTTCATACCAAGAATGCCATGATGCTCTAAAGCGTTCTCGAAAGTATCCAAACCATGCTGGAGCTTTTTACTTTCATCTTTTTCTTTTTCTTTATTCACTTGCTCCTCCGTGGTTTTAAGACCTTGCGTCGTTCGATACATCGCCCATAACTGAAGACCTTCGGAAATGCTTAATTTAGAGTCATCGCCATCCAGATATTTCTCGATAAATGCCTCGTAATTATTCTCAGGTTTTTCTTCACTGGCATCATTAACGCTATCAGCAAAGATGTCCTTAAATTTATCCTGAATGGTATTCATCTCGTCATTACTAAAAGAACGGGGTTCCGTTTTAGTTGTTTCTTTTTTATCTGTTTTTTTCTCAGAAGTATCAGTAGTGTTTTTCTTACTTTCTTCCTTCTCGGTTTTCTTGGTATCATCTTTATCTTTATCTTTATCTTTATCGTCTGACTTCTTACTTGAAGAAGAAGAACCACTGCTTTTTGCACCTTTTGATGCTTTAGAACCGCTTCCGCCAGATCCACCTATACCGGATTTCTTTTTTGATTTAGAAGACCCGGATTTCTTGCTGGATGATCCAGAAGAACTACCACCACTACTGCCAGAACTGGATTTCTTCTTCTTAGAAGATTTTTTATCATCAGATGATTCCGCATCAGCCTTCATCTGGTCGATAAGTTTCTGAAGCGCCTCCGCTTTGTGATCGGGTTTTGTATTTTTTACGGCATTCTTGTTGGAAGACCGTCTCTTATCTGCGCCGCCCTCACTTAAAAGCTCTCTTTCAATAGCCGTCATGAGATTCTTTCTATCGTTGAGAGAGACACTGTGTGCATTCAGATTCTCTAAAGCAGCTTTCGTCAGATCTTCACGAGATTCGTTGATGCCGTATTTATCATCTGAAAGGCCACGCTCTTTCTTAAGTTCCTCACGCCGTTTCATAATTTCATCTTTGTGAGTATCCCAATACCATGCGTTATACTCAGATGAATTATTTCCATTCGGCCATGTCCATCTGGGTTTTGGTGAGTCCTCAGCATGCGACATCTCGGCTTCGTCGGTGAAAGCATCTTCCAGTTCACTTGAACTATCGAAAAACTCGTCTTCTAATTCAGGAGGAATGTATGTGTAATCTTCTTTTGTGAAAATCATCCCACAGCACCTCCTTCCATTTTAGGATCTACTAAAACATTAATCCGCCACTCGAGTTCTTTCTGCTGTTCTTTCATAGCAGATGTTGCGAAAGAATTCATAGGCGGATCAAACATTAATTTCACACTAAGGTGTACATATGTGATAACAAGGTTTAAGAGTTTGTTACCATCTGTAAATTCGTCCCATGTAGTTGTTTCATCTTCCACCATAAATCCATCACTAGGACCTACACCTAACTGATAGAGAGTGGAGAATGCTGTGTTAATGTACATGATGACCTGATTATCAAAAGCCGTATACTCTGGCACTATACCAAGAGCAGCCTTTGTCGAATTAAGAATACTTTCGGTTACTTTGGTAGCCATTGGTATACACTCCTTTAATTCCTTATTTATTCCTGCCGCGATGATTTAAAACTAAATTTCTAGAAGCTCTATTAAAAAATTCTTGATCGGTTAGATTCTTATCGAGTCCTTCGGGATTATACTTGAAAACCGAATACGCTTTTTCACCATTGTTTCCATACATATCGTTTAGTTCTGCGACAGCATCTTCATAGCTATTTATTTCATGCAATCCGCGTTTTGGCCATGCTGCGGATTCAACCCAATATTGTTTACCGCCATTTTCATAGGTTAAGAAAGTATGTGTTACAATATCGTCTGGTCTATCGGATTTTTGCATGGTAAATAGATATGCATTATCTTTAAGTCCAAGTGATTTTGCTATATGATGCTCGTAATTAACAAAATCCCAGCAAACTCCAATTTTTTCTTTTTCCAGTGTCTCGACCGGTGTTGTTCTATATTTACTCCAGTCATATTTTTCTGTATCTATTACGTGCTTGCCATTATCTAGAACCCCGTATTCCCATTTAGAATTTAATTCGTTTGTTAATTCTGCCATTCGGCGTTGCTTACCTTTAGCGTTTAACGGATACGGAGGTCCATTCTGTACGCCCCACTTCTGACCGGGAATCCCATGATGATAGAGTTCCTGGTAATTTCTCCAATCGTTTGAACTATACATGATGGATTCCTCCTAAACGTGATAAAATAGATATAGACATAATCACAAACCTTGTAAGGAGGATTACATCATGGGTAAATGGGGTGTTAGATTGACATGGGGCGACGGTAACGACTATGAATGCGATGACACTTTTGACACCGAAGAAGAGGCTTATGAAGAGGGTTTAAACTTATCCTCTGCATGGCGAGTAGGAAATGAAGAAATGCTCATGTCCAATCCGGGAGATTACTTATCTGAGATTGGAAGAGATCCTACTCCTCCGGACATTGAAACATTTGAAGCTGATGACTAATGTTTCCATGGAACCTGATCGTTAGGTTTTCTCTCCATTGGTTTAGTTGGAATCAGCATATTCTCATCGCCATAGTGAATCGCTTGATGAGTATCAAAAGATACACAAATAAGATTCTCCGGGTCAAACAACTTGGGGGATCTTTTTTCTATATCTTTAATGTCAATCGGATTAATGTGGTGAATGTATACCTGTCTTCGAATGGGCCTATCTTCACATGCAAGATCACACCCAAGATCTCTTGCAATGACATCTCTTCGTACTCTCTTCCATTCCGGAGATGAGTAGAGTGTTTGATTAAGCCACCGGTGTCCTGCAAACGTTGGATCTGCAACACCGCCTGATAATCGAAGATACTTGAAACGTTCCTCGAAGGTTGGAAGACTGATACACTCGGAATAGGTCTTAGACAAAGTCATCGTCGTATCCTTCATCATTTCCAAATGACGCATAATCTCGCATGGCAGCGATAGCATTGTTGTAAAGTTCTTCAATATGCTTTGCAGACTGCAGCGCTTCTTTCTTTGCGTCCATAAGTTCCAATTCCTTCTTGGTTTTTTCCATCTCGAGGCGTTCTTTTGCCGTTCCCAGCTTTAAAAAGTGTACCGTTTCAGCTGAAGTGGCAGTCCCCTCGATCAAACGCTTGCGAACAAGGTCATAAGCGAGGGAGATGCACTCATTCTCCAGTCCTTCTGCTGTACTTGCCTTAGAGATTGGTGGACTTTCTGAATAGTTCTCATAAGTTTCCATGTGGTGATCAACTCCTTTCA